TTTGGAACTTTTGGCATCATTCTTGCAGGCTTTGGTTTCTTCCTTTTCGGAACATAGGGTCGCTCAAAAATGGTGCCGTCTTGCACAAGAAGGTCTCCGTCTGCGTTTCTTGCATCGGGATTAAATCTCACTCTTGTTGCGCCACGTAGTGTTGCGCCAAGTTTCTTTTCTTCGAAGTCGTCAATCAACTCAATCAAATTGTCATACGAATTATCATCGAGCCGGTCAATGTTCTTGATGGCCAACCCAACATCCAAGAGCTCTACATCCAGCCCCTTCTCGTCGGCCTCATTTATCGCACCCATCAGACCAATGTCATCTGCGCTATGAACAAAAAGGTGTTTGCCCGGGTTGTTGTCCTTGAAGGCATTCCAGGACGGCATTGGCGTGCCACAGGAATCGCAGCAACCACCATCATCATCTTTCCCTGAGGATGCCTCCCACCCGAAAGCATGGGCCGGACGGTTTGTGTCGGTTGGTACGTACACGACCTGTGGCTTTACTTCCTCGGAAGTTCCGAACATGTATTCACTTCCTTGTGAGTGGTATGGAATTCGGAGTGTTGTGTTTACACCATCACGTCGCATTTCGGCGACGATCATGTTTTGGTCGGCGTACATAATTCTGCAAGGTCCACCAAAGTGCCTTGCCACAGCCTCGGTAAGCGCCAAACGCGCCACGTCTTGTGGGCGTGCCAGCACAACGTTTGCTGCGTAGACGTCACCGATGTGATTTTTTGTTTCAATTTCCGCTTCGTCCGACTTCTTCTTGGTATGTTCGTAGCGGTCTAGGAGTCTTCTTCCCTTTGCGGCAAGTTTTGCCGCATCTGAGCGATCTTGTGGAACAGGTTCGCCCCAGGCAGCCGCTGAGAGCGCCAAACGCGTCGGTCTTCCCTTTGCGTCTTTCATTGGTCCCCTGGGATTCGTGAAGAAGCGCGTAAGAAAAGAACCTTTTCTTCTCATCTTCTGTGGGGTGTCTGCGGCACCCTTGACGCCCGGTTTTAGATTTGCGCCCTCTTTGCGCTTGAAGTGCGCTCGACCGGCGGCCGTCAATCCGCCCTTTGGATCACGCAAGACTGGTTTGTCTGCTGCTTTTTCCTCTGGGCAACAATCGTCTTCAAGTGATTTGCCTTTGATTGGCACACAGTTCGGCACCATCTTGCCGCCCTTGCCCTTCTTCATTCCAACCTGCTTGTAGCCGGGCCAACACGGGCCATTTTCGGCTTTGACTTCGGTGTTTTGTTTGTCGGACTTGATTGAGATCGTTCCGGTGAGTTGGTTTGCACCGTGAAGAACCGGAGAAACTTCGTACAGTTCCACTTCTTTCAAGAGATTGGCGCTTTGTGCCGGGTCAAAAACCGCGTCTAAGGTTTTGTAGCCGATCGACCACTCTTGCTCGGCGCCAAAAAAGACGACGTTTGCAAAAGCCTCACGACCGCGTTCTGATTTTAGATTGAACTGAACCCTGGCAAACAAACCACCTACGCCACCCGAACGCATTTTGGACGGGAGCCGCGGGTCGTTGGGTGGTACTTCGTAGATTTCCAACACCTTGCCGATGGGTTCATTCCAATTGTGGCCCCATACAACACGCGGCTTGCGGCGTTTTAGGCTGCCATTGAAGGCACCCGGCAAGACCACGTCACCGACGGAGTCCTTATTGCCGATTGCGGCGACAAAACACTCAACGATTCCACGTGCCTCGTCTACGGCGACCTGGCCGTCGAGGGCCTTGTATTCGGCTGTCGAGGGTTGAATGCTCGTATTCTTCAAGGGCAGACTCCGTTAGTAAACAAGGTTCCCAACAATAATAAAATAAGTAAATCCAATCTGGCGGAACATTTACGTAAATCTTCCTGAATTTACGTAAATCAGAAATCGAAGCGCAGCTTGCACCTACAGTTGACCGTCAGGTGCGGTGGGGCAAGCGGGTCGCCGGGGAAACGAATCTTCAAATTGTCGACGGAAAAAGAATCCGTCAACCCGACGGACTTTCCGTGAAGCGAAACGTGATCGGCGCGAACCTTGGCATCTTTTCTGGTTATCCATGTTTTGTTGACTGCGCCAATCTGTTTGGCCGCAAAATATGTTCCTGCGTTGAAAGCCGTTTGCGATTCGTGTTCGGCGATGACTCTCCTGCGTTTTAGGAGCAAATTGACGAATACGGCTGCTATTGCGGTTTTTAGCAAACCAGATTTGTCTTCTTTGTCGTCAAGTGATGATGCGATTAGAATTGCCGCCTCGATTTCTTTTCGGGTGTTGGCATTCACGCTTTCTACTCTTTTTGTTTGGGCAGCAAGATATTCGTCTAGTTCTTCTTCGTCAAAATCGGTTGGCATACCAGACCGCTCTTCGGCAAGGTTGGCCGCATCGACAACAATCCCGGAAAGAAGGGGTCGGATATCTTCGCCCAACTGTTTATTCCAAACCACTTCGTCAAAAATTGCCTCAATTTTTAGGGTTCCGGTAGCAAGTTGTTTCCTTGCTTTTGCTCCCGTGGCTTTTTCCAACACGACCCGTTGTTGTCGCTCAAAGTTTCTTTCGAGCTGATTATCAAGAATTTCCGTCCACCTACCTACATTGTCGTCGGCTTTCGTATCCCACTCATCTTCTTCAAAATCAAAAAAGTTTCCGGACTTGACTTGCATGTCCGGCGAATAGGCTGATGTCATTCCCGGCGGCATCGGCACGTCAGACGTTTCCGTCATCGGTCCTGCAGCCTCAGCTGCTAAAGCCTGTTCCATTGTTTCGGGACGACCTGCGGCTGGTGGGGCCTCTCCAACGATCCCGCCTTCGCCAACCAAGCTGCCAGGTATCCCCGGTGGTTGACCTGGGGGAGTAAGCCCTTGGGGTGCTTGACCAGGTGCGCCACCTTGGGCTGCCGCCATGGCTGCTTGTTGCTGCTGTGCCTGTTCTTGTGAGTTGAACGGTTTGTCTGTGTACCCGATCGGAGTCAGGTTCGGATTTGCAAGTAGGGCTTGCATCAAGTCTGATTCAATTAATTTTCTTCCGGTTCCGTCGCGGTATTCGTTGCCCGTAATCAGACCAGCTTGAAACTCCTGCATGAGGTAGCGTTCACGCTCCTGCTTGTAAAGAACAAGAACCGGAACGTCGTCCACATCAAAGTCAACGTAATAGTCTTCGTCTAATTCATCGAGACCTCGGCCGATCAATTCAAGATGGGGCATCATTGTTTCATTCCAAAAGACACGATGTTCTTCTGCGGCGTTTGAGAACGTGCGTCCTGCTGCGTTTCCGATGACCGACTCGGGCACGCCGAACGCCGCCAGGATTTCTTCTTTCGTCAACTGACGCATTTGCACGTAGTTTGCGTCTCTTGGTGACGCACCGGTGTCAACGAAGTCCACGCCCTCATCCGAGGAAACTACGGAGACCGCCCCAGCGCGACCGATATTACCCCTGAATCTATTGCGTAATTCATCTTTGTCGTCGTCGTCAATTTCGCCTCGCACAACAAGAAGACCGCCCGGCCTTCCGTCGTTGATCAAAAAGTTCCTGTTGTAAATTTTTGAAAGATTCTCGATCTCGATTGCGATACCGGCCGATTCCATCGGGGTGAGCGAAAGATAAGGGTCAAGTGGGTGTGGTTTTCTAACCCAAATCACGTCTCTTGCTGGAACAATGGTCTTTGTCCCATTTCTTAGGTCGACCTCAAATCCACTTACAAATTTTTTCTTGTCGGGGATCGGCGATGTGTGTCCGGGGGGAAGAAGTTGAAGCCCAATTATTCCGCCGTCACGGCCACGGATAATTTCGATGAACGCACCTCGCGACGACATCAAAAGTTGTGATGAAAGCCTGTACCTAAATACGAATGCATTTTCGCCGTAGTTTGCTCTTGAATTCAAAATCCTGAGCAGCGGGTGATTTTTCCTGTCGACTTTTTCTCCGTCCGGAGAATTGTCTTTTCTTAGGATCGCCGGAAGACGCGACTGATTGCCGGCAATAGCGTCGATGCACCTATTTACCCAAACAACCCGCTGAAAGCCTTCGCGGTATGCACGGTCAATGTCCCATGAATCCTTATAGGGCTTGCCAGTCTGATTCGGATTGAAAGCAACAGGTGCGCCTGGTGTTATAATCGATTTGGCTGAGGCGTTTTGCCCTTGCTTATTGGATACTTGATTCCAAGGCATAATTTATTGGTTATTCCATCCCCAGCAGATATCCGACCAACCCGCTCGTAACGCCGCACACGATAAACCCAATCGGGGGCGCGAAAAGGAACCCACCCACCGTTGTCATAATTATAAATGACGCGATGAGCCAATTGGCTACAGTCGGCCGCCGGAATCGCAATTTGGGTGAGATTTTCATACAACGAGACTACCACTCATCGGCAATCACCTAAATTACTATGGATGGTGAGCCCCTATCAGGACGAATCCGAATGACCAACTGGAATGAAGTATTGAAATATCTTGAGCCGAAGAAGGCTTTGTTTTGCCCTGAAGAACCCTCTTTGACCCAAAAAGTTTTTTTGCGCAGTTATGCCCTGGAAGCTCTTTTTGGAGGAGCTGCCGGCGGTGGTAAGAGTTCGGCCCTTCTTATGGCGGCGCTGCAATACGTGGACGTTCCGGGATATTCGGCGATTCTTTTTAGAAGGACTTTTGCGGACCTGTCGCTTCCTGGTGCCCTGATGGACAGATTCAGGCAATGGGTAGCGATGCATGATGACGTTCATTGGAACAACAACACCTATGTGGCGACATTTCCCTCCGGCGCAAGAATTTCTTTCGGATACCTTAATAATGTCAACGACTATTTGAGATACAAGGGTTCAGAATTCCAGTTCATTGGCATGGACGAGGTGACCGAAATACGGGAAAACGACTATCGATACCTGTTTTCGCGTCTTCGCCGACCAGCCAGCGGCCCGTTATCGAAGGTTCCGCTAAGGATGAGGGCGGCATCCAACCCGGCCCCAAACTGGGTCAGACAACGATTCATCGTCGAGGGCAAGAATCAGAACAGAATTTTTGTGCCATCCAAGCTCACCGACAACCCAGGCATCGACCCCGACTCCTACCGTCAGGCGTTGGCAGCGCTGGACCCGATCGAGCGCCGCCGCCTAGAAATGGGCGATTGGTGGGCGACGACACTCGGTACGTATTTTGATCGAACATGCTTCATCATCGTCGACCCAAATGAGGTGCCCCAAGTCCATTCGACAAGCAGGGCAGTTCGATTCTGGGATTTGGCAGCGAGCGAACCGACGTCAAATAATCCGGACCCAGACTGGACGGTGGGCACTTTGGTCCTTTTGGACCAGGGCGTTTCGTACATTTTGGATGTAAAACGCGCAAGACTCAAAAACGAGAAAGTGGAAAACCTCATTCTTCAGACGGCCATCGAAGACGGCCATGTTGTATCAGTTCGAATGGAGCAAGAACCGGGTTCATCCGGTAAAGCCCTGATCGACAACTACGCGCGCTATGTGCTACCTGGCTATGACTTTTCTGGTATTAGGTCAACTGGAGACAAAGAAACAAGAGCTAGGCCGTTTGCTGCAGCAGTAGCTAATGGAAATGTTCGCCTTGTTCGTTCTGCATGGCTAACAGATTGGCTTGATGAATTTAGCTCCTTTCCTGAGGCGTGTTCGCACGACGACCAGGTTGACTCGGCAGTTGGCGCGTTTACATTCCTCACCGGCCTGGGGTTGCCTCAAAGGAGAAAAGCCACTATCCTCCTCTGACAGAAAGTAGTAGCCTGTCATACACAAAGAGGAGCAACATGAACAATACCCCGCTCACACCAGAGTGTGAATCGATCATTGCCGACATATCGAAGGCTTTAGACCTTTTGCGTACGGCCGCCCAAAACGCCGCAAACCTAATCAAGGCGGTGGAATCATCATCAATTGATGACTCATGCGAACTTGCCGCGGCAATGAACAGGGCAAAAGCAGAAACAAAAGAGCTGTTTGAACTCCTGTCCGCCGACGTGATTTCCAAAATGGGTTCACTACCGGAACACATTCTGGCTGACGGCACCATAGTTGAGCGTCGTGCGGGTTCTGCCAGAAAAAAGTGGGACCACCTTACGCTCGCAAAATCAGTTACGGAAAAATTGCACCAAATGGCAATCGACATGGATACGGGCGAGATGACGATGAGCAATCAGGACATTGCGATTCGCCTTCTCGACTATGTTGCCCCCAGCTATTGGCGGGTAAAGAAACTGGCCGACCTTGGGATAAACGCAGACATGTACTGCGAGGTCACCGAGGGCGGGGTAAACCTAATCATTCGCAAGGGAGGAACCAGCGATGACGAATAAAATAGACAAATACCAACAACTTTCCGAGCCGTTTGCTCCAGAAATGGAGCGGACAATCACCAAGGGCGGTACGTCGCTCGTTTACATTCCGGTGAGCGAAGTCATAAACCGGCTCAACAAAGTGCTGGGCGTCGACAAGTGGACATTTGTTGTCCTCAAGTGCGACCGCGACCCAATCGACACCGATTTCGTCATTGCCCATGTCCAGATTCGCTGGTACTACAGCGACGGCATCGGATACGTCGAACGTGACGGGATCGGCGGCCAGCGCATCAAGCGAAACAAGGCAGGTCAAATTGTCGACCTCGGCGATGAATTCAAGGGCGCAATATCGGATGCCCTGAAGAAGGCTGCGCAAACATTGGGGGTTGGTTTGTATTTGGCGCGCAGTGAAGACGCAATCGAGATCGAAGCAGTCCTGGATGCGCAGTCGGCTCCCGCCCCAAAAGAGCCAGCCCGAGCTGAGACATCACCAAAATGGGCTGCTTTTCTCAGCGTGAGCAAGAAACTCAGCGCCGAGCAAAAGGAAGAGCTGAAGCGTCGTTGGGCAGAGTTCAGCGACGGTGCGGCTACCCCGACGGCCGCAACCGCGACCGAAGAAGAGATTGAGTTTCTCGCCGCCGAGGCGCTCGACATTCAACTAGGTAGCAAGGCTGAAGAATAGCCTTGTCCCAACTGCCTGAATATGTTTCCGCATCGTCGATCGGCACGTTTCAACAGTGCCCGCTGAAGTACAAACTCTCACGGATTGACCAAATAAAAGAACCGCCGACGAGGGAAACCCTGCTGGGGAATTTTGTACATGAGGTGATGGAAGGCTTCTACGCCATCGGGTCCGACCGTGAGCGCAATGTGGCGACAGCTCAGCAAATTTATTCCGAGGTGTGGGAGTCCGGCGACTGGGCGGCCAAGGTTTCCCCATATCTCAGAGAAATGTCCATGAAGTTATTCAGGTGGAACGCCTGGTGGTGTATCGAGAACATTTTCAAGATTGAAAACCCAGACACAATCGACGTCAAAGGAATTGAGTTGGAACTTGACGTAACAATCGATGGTGTCCGTATCAAGGGTTTCATCGACAGGCTGGCAACGATCAACGGCAGGGATACGATTTCCGATTACAAAACGGGCAAAACGCCAAACGCAAAATATATGTCTGACAAGCACTTTCAGCTTTTGCTTTACTTTGTCTGCCTGTCGCAAGGATTGAGCCTGAATGAACCGATGCTTGAACTGCTGTATCTCAAAGACGCTCAGGTTAGGACAGTCGAACCAACACCCGAGCTGTGTGCCGGCGTTGTGGAAACGGTGGTGACGGTCAATTCCAAAATACAAAACGCTTTCGAGGCCGAACAGTGGGAGGCCGTTCCGTCAAAACTGTGCGACTGGTGTTTTTTCAAATATAATGGTTGTACTCATTACACAAAAAACATGAGGAGACGTTAGTAATGATCATGAATGATGAAACATTTGCCAGACTCGTAGCTGACAATGTAAAAAATAGGACCACGGCCCCCCAGAACAAGTACCTTGAACTCCCAGAAAATAACGCAAAATGGCAACGGGCGTTGAACGCATTGATTAGAAACTTGGATTCGCAGATTGCCGAAATCACATCCGATGCGCAGGCCGACTCGGAGAGATACTCAAATGTTGGTGACGCCGGCACAGAATTATTGGCTCAGGCCGTCGCAAACTACGACGCCAGAAAACAAAAAATTGAGCGCTTTCGTTTTTATGTTGTAAAAAAACTTGCCGATGTGGTGCTGACGGACCAAGCAAACAAGACACACCTCGGTTCAGGGGAATCACTCGTCCATCGTGCCATCCGTAAACACATGGATATGAGTCGTATATATGGGATTGAAAACACCCCCCTGGATCGCGCGCTTTATGACTCCCTCAACGGAATTTGGTCGTTTGATGACATCAAGGAGGACGACCTTCTTGAATACAGCTTCAATGACCATGCGCCGGCGCTCTAAGAAAAAAGAAAAAGAGTACGTCGAGCGGCGGAAAATAGTCTCGCGGTTGCTTCGGGAGCGGCCGTTTTGTGAAGCGTGTCCGGTGTTTGCGAAACACGACCGTTTGTCCACGTATGTAAGAAAAAACAGTGTGGATGTTCATGAGTTGGTCCGCCGATCGCAGGGCGGGTCGATATTGGATATTGATAATTTGATGTGTGTTTGTCGTAGTTGTCATCGGCGTATCGGTAACTTCCCAGCTCTTGCGTTTGAACTTGGTCTGGCTAAGCGTGGCTGGGAACGCTGAATGTTAGATTTCATAAATGCGAACTGCCGGGATAGACCTTTCTCTTACGTCCACCGGCCTGTGCATATCAAAAGTTCCGAGAACTATAAGGTCAAAACTTCGTGGTGCTGAGCGTCTAATCGAAATAAGAGATGAGCTATTGAAACAGCTCACAGAAAATAATGTTGATGTAGTTGCCCTGGAGGGCTATTCGTACTCATCAAGATTTTCCCAAGCCCACTCAATAGGGGAATTGGGTGGCGTAGTGAAGGTCGCACTTTGGGAATCTGGAATAAAAATTGTTGTAATACCCCCGACCAATAGGGCCAAGTTTGCTACCGGCCGAGGAAATGCGTCCAAGGACGAGGTCGTTGCTGCGGTCCTTAGTATGACCACGATAGAGAGGCAGCCGGGATTGGACGATCTCTGTGACGCCTGGATTTTGGAGCAGATGTTGCGATACATTTTAGGTGAAAGAAGTTTGAGTCTTTCTGAAAAACAACTAGCCGCTCTTGAAAATATAGAGCACGAAATAAAGGAGAATGCAGATGGTGTTTGATCGAAGCGCACCGATTAGCCAAGTTGAAATAGAACATGAACTGCTTCGCCTTCTCGACCTGCTCGAACAGGAGACCGAGGCGTTTGAAAAAATCGCCGAAGATAACGCCAAGAAGGATTCCCTGCACAAAGCGAACTGGGCAAAAGAATACCTGTCCGGTAAGGGGTCGGTAAAAGAACGGGAAGCTTGGGCCGACTACAAAACCGCCGATATGGACTTTGACGCAAAAATTGCGGAGGGGCTTTTGAAATCAAAACGCGAAAAACTCTTGTCGCTGCGAACGAGTATCGACGCCCTTAGAACGCTGAACGCGAATGTCAGGGTTCAGGTTTAGGGTGATTCACAAAAATCTAAAAATCGAGAATTTGAAGCCTGCACCGTGGAGGTGCAATCACGTTCAGTCGCCAGAGATGAAGGTTTTGACTCAATCGATTGTTCAACATGGTTGGTTATACCCAATTATTGTTTCGTCGTCCAGCATGGAGATAATCGACGGTTTTCATAGGTGGGTGTGTGCACAAAATAATTCAGACATTTTTGAACGCGATCTCGGTGTTGTTCCGTGTTTACTTGTCGACGTGTCGGCCATTGATGCGATGGTCATGCATGTTCAGCTGAATCGACCGAAGGGGAACCTTGTTGCCAAGAAACTTTCAAACTTGATTAGGTCGGTTACCTACTCCAAAAAATACGACGAGTTGGAAATTCAAAAAAAATTGATGATGACCGACCAAGAGTTTGAACTATTGCTTGACGGAACGCTTTTGAAGGGCAAGAAACTGTCGGAGCACACTTACTCTCGGGCTTGGGTTCCGATTGAGGCTCCCGCTGGCAGCAGCCCGCAGTCGGTTAAAATTGAGAGGCCGCCAAACGCTGACAGGTAAATCCCGCGACGAGGGGGCAAGTGTTAGAATTTGGGGTAGCCAGAAAGGCTTGTTTATGGTCGTCCCCAATGTAACTCCCGATGTTGAGCCAGTCCCCGGGCCGGTGCCTGGTGTTGGGGGCGGTCGAAGACGACCGACATTTTTGCGTCGTGCAGCCGCTTATGCGCTGAGACGTGCCGCTGATCGTTTACAGCGGCAGGGCAGAAGAAGAACGGCAGCCGGTCAAGGCAGAGCGCTCATTCGTGAACGCAGGGGCCGTCTTTTGGGTGGAGTTGCGGCCTAATCCACAATTGGAGAAATAAATGTTGGTTTCGGTTTCCGATCTAAGAACATACATGGACGTTACGTTCACCAATAGGCAGACTGATGCTGCCGAATTTGTTCTAGCCGGATTACAAAGCGAGATGGAAGCCTATTTGGGTCGCCCGATTGAGTCCGGAGAGCAAGAAGAGCAGCACGTAATTCCGGCATCTTTTTACGCAATGCCACAGACAAGTTTTTTCTACGAACGAGAACAGAGCACAACTGACGCAACGGTTGAGTATGTGACTCCAGGAATTCACCTACCGCTGAGAAGGTCTCCAGTGATATCGGTTGCAAGCGTCCACGTTTCCTCGATTTCCAGCAGCGTTTATTTGGGTGAAGCGGTACAACGATCCGCAACCATTTCTGATGCGAATGTATCGGGTGGCTTCATAGTCTTTACAACCCCAACCGCACACAAGTTCACCGTGGGCCAAAGGGTTTCGGTCAGCGAAGTGAGCCCGTCCGCATACAACGTCAGCGCTTCAGAGGTTGTCGAGGTAACGACGACCACCTTCAAGGTAAAAACACCGCCAGATACAAATTTTTTGGATTACAACTCCGGAGGCAAGGCTTCTGCGGTTGGCACCGGTTACGTGGTGCACAGATGGGGTCTAGAGATTTTCGGCGGATTACCCAATGACGTAGTTACAGTCGTTTACACGGGTGGTCTTGATGGGGCAGATATACCAACCATGAAACTTATGATTCTTCGAGCTGCGACAAGGGAGATGCAGAATATGCACGACGACGTTGTCGGAGTTAAAGATTTGAATCCAAGAAACGTTGCCGTTGCGGAAACCGGCTTCCTTGAAAAAGAACTATCCGTACTCAAAACTTTTCGCCGTAGGAGAATAAGTTGACCGTAGATATAGACATCAAAGTTAAGGGAGTCGCAAAAACTCAGGCTCGTTTTACCGGGATGATTGCCCGGTCGAAAGCATTTGAACCCATTTTCATCAAAGCCAAAAAGCAACTTGAACTGTCCAATGCCGCAAACTTCGCAGCTAACGGTCTTCCGGCGGGCGGATGGGCTCCCCTTGATCCGCAGTATGCGGCATTCAAGGCGGCAAAGTTTCCTGGTCGTCCAACACTCGTAGGAAACGGCCGACTGTTTCGGAGTGTTGCGACGATGTCGAGTGGTCTGTCTTCAATCTCCCCGACAAAAGCCGAGTTCGGTACCAATGTTGAGTATGCAAAATTTCATCAATACGGAACGCGCAAAATGCCGAAACGTAAAATTATTTTTGAGCCGGCTGGTTTCGCCAAAAACACTGCCAATGACGCAACCAAGTGGATATCTGCAGGGTAAGTCATGCCTGGCGAATTGATGTACGGTGCGCATTTTGCGAAGGACTATGTCACGACCTTCTTGCAAGCCGACCTTCCGATTAGGTTGAATCGATATCGCAACGGTTGGAACGTTGACGATAACTCTTTGCCCAATCCGCAGTTATATGTCAGTTATGAACCATTGGCTTTGGATACGTGGCCAACGATTATTACGGTCGCAATCAATGCAAGTTCCTTCTCGCGGTTCAATCATGAACCCGGTTTTGACCCGGTTTATTACGTCACCTATGCCCTTAGAACCTACGTTTGGGTTAGGGGTGGCAATTCGGAAGAAGCAACCCTTATGCGAGATCGCTTGACTGCGGTTGTCCGTTCTGCACTGCTTGACTATCCCTGTTTTACTCGGCATGACGCAACAAGGGATGCAAGAGTTGAAGAAACAAATCTGTCGGAAGAATACTCAGACCTCACCCTTCTGAAGGGTGACAGAGTGATGGCCGGCGCATTCGTCGGGTATAACGTCATTATGGAAGAGGCGATCACAAGAGAGCCGTTCGGAACTTTGGAAGAGATTGACCTTGAAGTCGTTTCTCAGCCATTGACGCAGCCCTTCACGGTATAATCGGTTCATGTACTTTTTCAAATCTGTGCTTGACATCGCCGAAGTTGAACTTCAGGACGGCCAAATTCTCGTAAAAAACCTCACAGGAAGACCGTTTCGTGTTGGTACCCCTGGGCAATTAGTAAGACCGGACGGTCTTGCCGTGGTCCAATCGAACGATCCGATTGTTCGACATAATCTAAATTTGAACAGGATTGCCGAAATCGGCCATGTTGTTGCAAAAAAGTCTTCATCAGCCCCAAAGAAAGCTCGAAAGAAGAAGTCGGAGTCGTCCGATGGGGCAGGGCAGCCAGAAGTGGTTGCCGTTGAGGAAGCAAAAGTCGACGAAGCGGAAGCCGAGACCCCAGCAGTCGAGGCAACCCCAGTCGAGGCGGCTGACGTGCCTGTGGAAACAGGGGTAGATGTCGAGCAGCCAAAACTTGCGCCAAACGTGGACGAAGGTTCACTATAATCGCAGTAGCTCATATTCGTAGCTGATCTCCTTATTGACGGAGGAAAAAATGCCAGGTGTAGTTGTAACGACAGCGGTCCGCACGGGCCCAACCAATGCTCAAGTCATGCCGACCGCGACGCTCTTTGTTGCGGGCGTGACCGTGAGGGGTCCTGAAGGAAAGGCTATTGCCGTTTCAAGCATCGCCGAGTTTGAAGCCGTTTACGGTGGATACACATCAGACGGTTGGGTGAATCAAACTCTTGAAACATTCTTTGAAGAGGGTGGCGCGCGCGCTTATGTTTCGCGCGTTATCCCAGATGATGCACTCAATGCAACTCTCGAACTCGACAATGCAACGGCGGACACTTGCATGGTGCTTACTGCTTCCGGTGAAGGTGCATGGGCGAACGCTGGTGGCTTGAAGGCTTCGGTGGCAAACACCGCTGGCTCATTCAAAATCACCATCCTTCTCGACAACGAGATTGTTTATGCAACGTCGCTACACACGACGGTCGCTGATGCGGTTGACGAGATTAACGGAAGCGCCACTGGCGGTCTGTACATCACGGCGGCTGCCGGTGCCAACTCGGGTGTTCCTGTCACAATTGCCGCATCCAACTTCGCTGGCGGCGCAGATGGCGGAGCGCTTGATGATGGCGACCTTGCTGAAGCGCTTGCGTTCTTCATTGATTCGTTTGGTCCGGGAGCAGTTGCGGCGCCCGGCTTCTATTCGTCGGGCAATTATGACGCGTTGATTAGCCACGCAGTTCAATACGGAAGAATTGCGCTTCTTGGATTCGATCGCGATGAGACGCCGGCCGCAGCAGCTGCAACAGCTGCCGGTTATGCGGATGCTGTCGGCGCCGAGTACACGGCATTCTTCTACCCGTGGGTGAAGATTCCAAACGGCAACCTGACATCGGTAATTCCTGCTGAGGGTTATGTTGCGGCAAAGCGCGCGAAGGTTCACAACGAAAAAGGCCCGTGGACGCCATACGCTGGCGCCTCGACGGAAGCTGCTTTCGTGACTGCTCCCTACAAAGTGCTGTCGTCTCAAGAAGAGGCGCAACTTGTCGATGCCGCGGTCAACCCAATCAAGTTGGTCAACGCAACCGTGCGCGTCTATGGTGCACGTTCGGTCTCTAGCGACGTAAGCAATTTCCGTTTCATCAACGGTCGCGAGACACTGAACTACATCGTGTACGAGTCAAAGTATTCTCTTGAGTCGTTGGTGTTCCAACCAATCGACGGCCGTCGCGCACTGTTCGCAAGAATCGGCTCGACGCTGACAGCGATCATGGACAGAATCCGTGTTGCTGGTGGCGTCTATGAGGCGGTTGATGCGAATGGCAAGCTTGTCGACCCCGGCTACTCGGTTGTGGTCAATGACTCGCTGAACCCGGTCAGTCAGCTGGCCAGTGGAACGATCAGGGCGCGCGTCGGCGCCAGAATCTCTTCGATTGGTGAAACGATTGAAGTAGAGATCGTCAAATCCAACCTTACGGCGTCAGTTGCCTAATCCATACGGAGGATAGATAATGTCAAAGAAACTTGCTCAGCGCCAGATATTCGCGGAAATCGCCCCGATTACCGGCCAAGACATTTTGGGTCCGACACTGTCGGGATTTTTCGCCCAGATCTCCGGTGGCGAAATCACAGCTGCCGTTGAAAAAATCTATGTCGGTGGAGAAAAGTTTCCGGAAGTGCTTTGTGCGCCATCCGAGGTCGGTGACGTGACGTTGACCCGCCACTATTCAAGCGACGAAAGAACCATCCTCAAGGATGTTCGTAAGGTCGTGGGTCGCGCCTACTACGAAATCAAGGTTTATGACACAAATTGCGACCTGATTAGCAATCAGTCCGAGCGCGTATATTCAAAGGCGCTTCTTGTCGGCCTTACCGAGCCAGATGGAGACTCCTCGTCCGGCGCCCCAGCGACGTTCGCTTTGACCTTTGCCGTCAGCGGCGAGCCCACACAGTAGTAGCTAATAAGCTCCCGTAGGTGGTTGCGCCGCGGACCATGAAGAGTTGCTAGTGTTGCGTCCATGAGCAACAACGAAATCTACTCGATTGAAACAGAATTGCCCGCAGAGTTTCCGGATGACAACGTCCTTGGTCAACTCAAGAACGTCATCGCCAAGAAGGTCAAGCGTAAGCCAATCTTCTTGAATGTTCCAGAGCGTCCTGGGGTTCAGATTCTTATCAGCCCAAACATCACGCAAAACCAAATCAAGGCGTGGCAGAAAAACTGTGGCTCGGAAACCAAGAACGGTATTGATGCAACCAAGTTTGCGTGCACCGTCATTGGCCACACGACCATAGGTATTTACCTCAACGGAGACGAGGTGCTGGAGGAAGGCAAATCACTTGGTTTTGCATCGCCGGCCGTTCTTGAAATGACGCAAACAAAGCGAGCAATTCCTGATGCAATCCAGGCTTTCTTCGGCCTCGATCCGCACGTTGAATCAGCCGCACTTGCAATCATTGATGCTTCCGGTTACGGCGACTCCGTGGAGAGTACCGAAAACCCTACGATACAGTCCTAGACGATCTAGCTGAAGACAACCGCGTCATAACGGCGGCAAGGTTGAGTGAGGTGTTTGGGGCTAGTCCAATCGACATTCTCAATGTGAGTATTGACGAATGGCTCATTTTGGTGGCCTGTGGTAAAGTTATTGAGGCGGATCGGCTCGCCGCCGAACGCGAAGCACAGGGGTATTAGCCCGTATTTAGTAGGTAGCTGAGGTCATCGGTGGCTGACGAACGCGTATCAATAGTAATCGATATAGACGTCAAGGATGTTGCGTCTATTGCTGCCGTACAAGCGGCTCTCGCAAATCTAAACAGGACCACAAAGCATAACGCCGCTTCAATGCGGATCATGCGTGGCGAGAACCAGAAGGTGACTGCCGGTCTTATTGGTGCCGGCAAGGGAGTGAAAACCCTTCAGGGACAGATGGGCAAACTCAACACCGCTGCAAAAATTTTCCAGAAAACCGCCCGCGTCCTCATGTTCACGATTATCGGTATGGGCATTGAATTCGTGATTACGGCCGCGGCGCTCGCGTCAGTGAACCTTGTGTTTGCAACTGGTCGATTTCTTGCCAAAGCTTACAACTACACGATGCAGGCGTTGGCGGGAACGCTCGCGGCTGTTGGCGTAGCAGCGCTTGGAGCTGCGGCGGCGTTTAGGGAGGTGACCGCCGCCCAGCAAGCTTTTAGATTCAAGGGATCAGACAATCATGCAGCCGGAATCGCTGATGCGACTGGGGCACTAAGAAATCTGTACGCGGATTCGACGCTGGCTACGGCAGGTATCACTGCGCTGAACCAGGCGTTTGCGGCGGTGACCAAAAATTCGGCATTTACGGCGCAAACCCAGGCAAGCCTTAAGGCGATGATGGATTTTGCTGCCGCGTCAGGAGACACCACCAAGGGTTTGAGTGCCGCAGCTTCTTTTCTTGGTTTGATGCAAAAAGAATCAAAATTTACGAAAGAGGCTTTGGCTGCGGCCGCACAAGTCGGTCCGGAGTTTGATAAAGCACTCAAGAAATTGCGAGGCTCCGGAAAAATAAAAGACACCAAGGACCTGATGACCGCCATACAGTCCGGCGCACTAGCCAAAGAAGCGGGCGTGACTGGTGCAGCAGACGCAGTGTCAATGACCTTGGTTGCTCAATTCAAAGGATATATGACCCAACTTTTTGGTGAGATGGCTTCCATCGGTCAAGACCTTTTGAACCCGTTCAAAAAAGCACTGTTTGACATATTCCTCGTTGTCAGAAGGACGATGAGAAGAATCAGCTCGGACCTTCTCGCTTTTGGTAAAGGTAGTGCGATCGACGCGATAGTAACCGCAGTCGAAAAGATTTCAGATTTTTCGGTCAACCTGTTCAGAAAGTATTTGCCTGCAGCTGACGGATTTTTTGCTCGAACCAACAAGGTGTTTGTAGCAATGGAGCGGTACACGAGAAGATTCCTCGACGTGATTCGGCCGCTTCAAAAAGGCGGAACGATCATCATTGATATGTTCGGTAAACCGATTTCGGAGATATTCAAGGGTTTTGGCAGAAACATCCGGGATTTCAGCACGCTAGCCGTGGAAAACAAGGACAAATTTTTGGAATTCGGTGAGTCGCTAAAAAATCTTGTGGCTGCGTTTTTTGATATGTCGCACCAGTTCAAAAAAATGTTCACCGAAGCTCTCCCCATAATCAACAGGGTCGTCAATGCTTTGGCTCTTTTGATTAGAATTGTCGGGGATTTTTTCGGTCTTATGTCAAAAGCCGGACCGCTTGGTGCATTCATGCCGGTGCTTGGGGCCATCATGGCGATAATGAAGGGACGGCGTTCCGGTGGTGGTATAGGAGGCAAGTTTTTACGCGGTTCGTATGGACTGGCGATGGGTAATACGCCCGGCATACCTTTTGCCATGCGTGGCGCACAGGGTCCGGACGCAGCCTTGGCGGGCGCCATGGGGGGAATAAATACGGCAGCCCAAAACCAAACAGCCGCGGCCAGTAATTTGCAAGGTTCGGCACAGAAACAGCAGTTTGCCGCGGTGGAGTTGTCGGGTGCGGCACGCGCGTTGTCGTTAGCGGCGCAGGCTAACATGCGCTTTGGGGCGGCAACGGGCGCAAACGGAATGGCCGCACAGATCGCCACCAAACAGCGACAAAATTATGCAATTCTGAAAAATGCGCAGGGTCAATACATCGATCCGACAACCGGAAAAGTCATAAGAAATACCATAGCGACCGATGAGGCATTTCAAAATTACATGAATCGAAATGTCGCCGTTACTGCGAAAATGAATCTTCCGCAACCGGCGGCTGGTAATGCGATCGTGACTGATGCGACTGCACCGTTATACGGTCAACATAGTGGCTTTATGCGCATGATGCAAAGACGGCAAGCACAAATGGAGACTTCCGGCCCGTTTCACCATCTTCCAGGCTTTGTTCCCAACACGGCAAAACCCTTCCCTGGTACCGGTACCCCTGTTAGAAATCCGTTCATGCCGGTCGTGTCGACACCAAGCACGCCAGTGATGGTTCCGCAGCCTATGGTTTTACCCGCGGGGACTGTCGCGCCTGGAGCCGGAGCCGCCTTGACGGGAGGTATGGGGGGATTCAGATCGGGTATAGCAAATTTGTTCCCTAACTTCCGAGGCAACGCGCAAACAGCCAAAGGGTCCATAAGCCAGTACTACAGAGCGATGAAAGCTGCCGGCAAGAATCGTTCGGCGATCGTAGGAGCCGGATTGAAAAAAACTGCTTTGGCTCTCACCGGAAGCAGTTTGATGAGTGGGGGATATCGAGCAGCCATCCAGGCACAGCAAGAAGCATTCGTGGAAAAGGGTGGAGATCCCAACGCCTTCAAAGCCAAGAGGGGCGCAGCAGTCAAGTCTGCACTAAAAGCAAACATGGGACTGGGGAACATGGCATTGAGCTTGGGTGGATCGTATTTGGCGAATAAATACGGCACCGAAGAAGCACAAGGCGCACTGCAGGCGGGAGCTGGTCTGATGATGATGTCCCCACTGGCCGGTATCGGAGTTGCGGGAATCGGAACCGCAATGTCATCGCAGACAACCAAGGGTGGCGTCATGTCCGGTATGGTCGGCGGAGCAGCAACAGGCGCCCTTATCGGAAGTTTCATACCCGGAATCGGAACTGCCCTCGGAGGAATAATTGGCGCCGGCGTGGGTGGGCTTGTTGGCTGGTGGAAGTCAGACCAAAACAAAAAGAAGATGCGCGACGACGTCCAGAAAAGAATGTCTGGAGCAATGTTGGTTCCGATCGCTGCGGCGATGGTTGAGGGGAGTTCGAAAGCCGCAATAGATGCGGCGGAAGCCAATGTCAAAAAAATGAAAAAGATGAAAGGTGCGGGCTCCGACGCTCAAGGCAAGTATCTCGACAAACTCGTGACGGACGGTCTCATTTCGGTGGAGGAAAGGGATCGAGCCTTCGCAGACCCGAATGCACGACAAGACCTTTTCGACAAATTAAATAAAGACGCAGCGCTTCAACTCAAGGTCACGACGAAAGTGATGGGCCGTTTCGATAAGACCATGGACGGGCTAACACAGGCGACCGGCATGACCGAAGAAGAAATCATGGCACTTGCCTCAAAGATGGGCGTTGACCTTTACGACGAAACCAAAACGCTCGAGGAACAAATTACCGCGTTGGGTAAAGCGATGAAACTGACGGCGAAAGAACTTGACAATGCGATCAAGGATGTGGTCCTCAAGAATTTGGACAGGCTCGAAAACTTCAAGACGAATTCCGAGCTAGAAGAAGCTGTCGACTCGGCACAAAACGCTTTTAACAGTGCTCCGAACATGGACACCGCCCGGAGCGTGATCGGTCAGATGGTGACGTTCCTGCAAACAAAATATCCGAACAATCAAGCAAAAGTTCTTGGCTCACTGTTCGAAATGTTCGATCCATCGAGCGACAATTATGTCTTTGGCCCGAAAGGCCCACTGGGGGGCGCAAAAAATATGCCCACAGATAAACGAAAAGAAATGGAAGACGCAATCAACAAGGAGTTTTTGACTCCTGCCATAGCTGATGCGGCAGGAATCGGCGCCACGCAAATCGGTGGAATGTTGAGCCAGGAAGAGATTTTGGGCGGCCCTCAGGCAATGAAAAACGTAGAGGGGGCGATTGCGACGGTTCTCAGGAGCGGAGACCAGGGAAGAATAGACAAGATGCAAAACTTTTTGAAATACGGCAATCTTGCTAACAAGAGTCCTGCCGAAGCGGCGAACGCGATCGAGAGAGCCCTTGGTTTCGAGCCGGGAAGCATATTTGCCGGAGGTTCTTTCACGAAACGAGACACAACAGAACTTTTCGCAAAGCTTTCACTAGAGAAAGAAACTCAAAAGCAGCTCACGGCGGCAGTAGCCAATGGACTCAACGAGAAACCGAGTTGGTGGGATAATGACGTTCCGGATTGGTGGACCAGAGGTTTGAAAGCGAAGTCTGATAGTGGGGGAACGTTTACGTTGCTTCCTGGTGATGACACCAAAACCCCGCGAGCAAAACAATTCGGCGACACATCGGTTTCAAGGAGACTGCGGTCGACTTTAGGTGCGCATGCCGCAATGGATGGCAGACTGACCGGCAAGCGAACAATCACGAGCTCGTACAGAACTTTCAATCTCGGTTCGCCAAGCTCGGATCACGCGTCGGGGGCGGCATACGACCTGACCGGTCAAAATCTTGGTCAGTACGCAAAAATGGTTCGCAGCGGGGGTGGCTTTGCAGAATTCCACGGAGTGAATGCCAATCGCCACTTGCATGTGGTGCCCAAGACGGGGGATACGTATTCGACAAAAGCGGAATCCATGGGCGGAACAACACCGATGGCTCCCGTGGTAAACGTAAACGTATACCCATCGCCGGGAATGAACGTCGACCAGCTGGTGGCCAAAACAATTCGTGCCCAGGAAAAAGCCATGCGCGACATACGAGAGAGGACGTAAGCAATGTCAAATTTGGCAACGACTGGCAGAACAATCATCACTTTGAACGTGAACGTGACGCTGACGAATTGGCGGGCGGGTACGGCTGCCAAAACGGAGGGCAATCCGCCGACCATTACCCAGATTGCCGGCGCCAATAAATCTTTTCAGTTTCCTTTCAGGCCGCTCCCGATCCAACACGAGGGCTACGGTCCGGAGATGAACGAGGTCGAGCGTCCGTATGACATCCCGATTATGGATGTAAAATCCGGAAAATTGCGTCGTTTTAGTTTTGATGCACCGCTGACGATCCTTTCGGACGGAATTTCAAAGCCGATTGACTCGGATTTTAAGCTGTTGCAAGAGATGGCCGATGACGCGATTCCGGTTCGTTTCATCGATATGCCCCCATCCATATCTTCGACAAACTGGTACATCGAGGATCTCACCTTCAATCAGGAACGAATGAAGATAAACGGGCCAAGCACGAGAATAAGTGCAAGTTTGAGTTTTGTTGAGTTTGCGCCACTTAGCACAAAATTTGTTTTTCTACGACCGATTTCTTATGGTGTGCCGACAGACAAAGTTGCAAGCAAAATAGTGACGACACCCCAAGACACCTTCCCAAGATTGTCTGCCTATAGCACAGGCACTGTCTCCGGCTTGAAGCAGAATCCTCAAGAAACTGGGGGGTGATCTAAATGGCTAGCAATTCACCACTCCCGTATTATCCGACCGCTGAGGCGGCGAAGGTAAAAGAAGCGGATATTTTTTTGTATGGAAACATCAACCTGCTTCTACGTGTGCCGAATCCGGAGAAACCCAAGCAACTAGAAACCCTTAAATCTATTTCCATAGCAAGAAAGGTGACCATCGGTGATCGCGTTCGGACAGTTCAAGTTGGAATTCCAACATTGAACACCGACGGAAAACAGTTGACCAATGCACAAGCAGAGGTTTTGTTCCAGCAAACCGGGTCACATTTGGGTTTTTTCGCCGACGTAAAAACCGCGACAAAATATCTAATAAAATTGTCGGAGGCAAGCGGATACGTTCAAAAAACCATCCTAGCCGCAGAGCGTGCAGGCGTAAACGAGGAGGGGTTGTCGACTGTTGATTTTTTACCTTTTCCATTCCAGGCTTATCAGTCTGGTTTGGACCCGGCCGGTAAATTAGCCAAAGCGACGGTAGTCCAACCCAAAAGATTGGGCGAGCTCATATCCATTCCGGAAATACCCCCGACGTCTGAGGCGGCCATCTCAATTGCGGAACGCCTGACGTCCATCTCTGTAAGTTACGACATTGGGGCGACCACAGAGGTTTCCCTTAAACTTGTCGACAACGACTTTTCTCTAATGGAGTCGAATTATTTCGTAACTCGCCGGGTCATAAAGTATCGCGGTCGAGAATACGAAGTTGCAGTAATTGAGGTCGAAAGCGAATCGGGCATCCCGGTTTTGAACGTAAAACTCCGGAGCCGAGCCGTGCAAAGAATGAAACGAGAAAAGACCGCAAAAAATTTGCAAGCCCCAAACGGGTATGAGCTGGCAAAAAAATCTGCTGCTGCTTTTGGCCTTTCATTCTACGGGGAACAAAAAACCAATAAACCACAAACCATTGTGCAAGCTCAAACAAAAGATAACGACGACTCACTATGGGATGTGCTGACAAGAACCGCCGGTGATGCAAACTTTGTTTGTTTTGAAATGGACGGAACATTAATATATGCGTCAGAAAAACACCTCATGGGCGTATTCGGTGCGTATTCATTCGGCACTGACCCGAGCAACGGACAACCATTTACAGGAATTGGCTACAAGCCGAATGCAAAAAATTTTATTCCGTTGTGCTACGTGCCGCCATATATGATCGCCGACCTAAAAGTTCAAAAATCTGATATTCCGGATTGCATAGACAGGTTTCGGCTCATAGAAAACCCGTCTTTCAGGCAGTCAGATAACGACGTTTTTGAAGCGGACGGCTCATGTTCGATTGCCAGACCCAATGGGTGCTTGTTGCGCCCTGGTCATACCGTATTGGTCGGGCCATTCCCGACATTTTTTTCCGGTCTTTATTTGGTCAATTCTGTTTCGTTCAACGAGGGCGAAAACACTCCGGTGGAGGTAAGTTTCAAGAGTCCCCAAAGAACAGAAAAAGACAAAAAAAATAAACCGTTGGTCGGTATCAGGCCGGGGACTAGAAGTTTTGCAAGATTTAAGGATTCACAGCAATGACAGAAATCAATCACGGTCAAGGCTTAAAACTCAACCCCCAAAAGGGATCTTCTGCGCCTGGTCGTCCAACCGGGGTGTTTATTGGGAAGGTAACAAGGACGTCTGGGGGCGTGTACGTATCCATACCCAGCCTCACAGGCGGCCTCACAAACATCAATTTTGGCCCGTGCAAAGTCGTTGGATTGTACCCCACGGTTGGCAGTGCGGTGCTTTGCACTTTTTTGGAAAACAGAAACGACGACGTAGTTATTTTGGGTAAAATTATTGCAACAAACATTCTTCAAAATACGGGCACCCCGGTGGTCGCAACCGATGCGACGACCAAGCAATACGTTGACGAAAAGGTGACCATTCTTCAAACTCAAATCAACAGCCTCCAAACAGCCCTAACCGCCTTGACGAACAGGTACAACTCCCACGTGGCGCACCCGCCACCGGCCTGATCGTCAACGGCGCTCGTAAAAGAAATGGCAAAATAGGTATATGGCAACTTTCAAAATTCCGTTTCGGATTGTCAATGGATCTGTTGCGTCCCATACAGACGGGTCACTTGAAAGCAAGGCTCAGGTTGTGTCGTTCGCGGTTTATACACATCGCGGCGAACTTCCCCTTGAGCCAACCTTCGGTATAACCGATCCGACGTTTGAACCTAGTAACATTTTGGAGGCGCGCGCAGTGTTGACGCAGTTCTGGCCAGAAATCATTATTGAAAATTTTGAACTGAAAGACGTCGACAACAAAGGTCGGGTTGGTGTTTCAATTAGGGTAAGCGGGTAATCATGGGTTCGGTAGATTTTTCACGATACATAGACTTGACGCTTGACGATAAAAGTCCGCAAGAAGTTTATGAAGAAGCCGTCGAATACGGCCGAAACAGCCTCCCAGAACTAAACCTGCGAGCGGGAACGCTGGAAGACGCTTTGATGCAGGCTTTTTCGTACGTTGGATCAACCACAATTGGTGCAATTAATCGTCTGCCAGACGGTTTGATGGAGGGAATCCTAAAGCTTCACGGTCTCGAAAGACTTGAGGCAACATTTGCGGAAATTGATGTTCTGTTCACGGTTTCAGAAAATGGCGGCACCGTACCAGCCGGAACGTCGGTAATTTTCAATTATGACGACGGAAACTCACAAACGCAATACGCATTTGAAACAACGCAGACCGTAACCGCCGGTTCTTCGTCTACGACCGTTGCCGCGTTGGTTCGATCACTTACGGCCGGAGTCATACCAGCGATTCCTATAGGAACCAATTTGAGCATTGGCGAACCGAGCTCGACGATCTTTCTGTGTGAAACAACGGGCAGCCTTTCGCAAGGTGCGGGAGACGAGACATCGGATGAGTATCTTGCTCGGGGAACAACATACCTACAGTCGCTTTCAAGGGTTTTGACCACGGCCAACCAGGTACAAAATTTTATTCTCACAACGTTCTCCGGGGTAAAACGTTGTCGCGTTTACGATCTGGCAAAGGCGATCGAATTCGACGCTGGAATAACGTCTACCATTTCCGGTTCGGGAACAAACGTAACAATTGCGACCAACGCCAGTTTTAGCGCAGCATGCGGAGCCGATCCCGTTTACAGGGTTTTGACTCCGGAGTATTACGGCAACATCGATGAGGCGCCATACGGGGACCCAAACTACGCAAATTTTAAGTCCGGAACATACCAGGGTTCTTTTACGGGCAACAATCTAAATATAACGGGCAACGTAGTTTCTGTGCCGGCAACCGGGCCGGCCGATGTTATCAATCTGACGAAACTCGATTTGTTTGAAATTGAAGGCAATCCAAAACCGGGTCATTTCGTAGTTTTTGTTTGTGGTGAAGGTGGCAAACCGGTAAGCATGGAACTCAAGCAAGAAATTCGTGATGCTCTCGAAGAACGAATCGTTGCTGGACTTTCTTTCAAAATTTTGGATGTTTGGACATACGACATCAAGTTTGTAATCTCAATCAAAGCCGACGCAAGTTATTTGGTGGCCGACGTGATTGAAACCCTCAAAACATCCATCGAGGACGACATTTCCCCCGACAACTGGTCAGAGTGGGATTCCGTCGTGAGAATTTTTGATGTCGTCGTAAAGGCGTCCAAAGTGCCCGGCGTTGCGTACGTGTTTCAGGTGACGGGATCAATTCCCAGCTATCCAGATACGGACCCGGGAAACAGCTTGCTTTTTGCGGAATCAACTAGCGGTTCGCAACTGATTGGTTACGCGCCGACATACGCAGGACTCCTACCGAAAGCCACAGTTGAAGTAACGGTTGCATAGGCAATGCGAGCATTCAACAGACTTACCGAGGCTCAAGCCAAACTCACGGCCGTAAATGGCGACGGACTTTGGAGCACGCAAAATCTGACGGTAAGCAACAGCGGATTTTCCTCGTTTCGGCCTAACGGTTTTAGGCAGCTTGCACTCAAGCAAACCGATCCCCTGCTGACGAACAAGCTCACGCTTTCCTCAATTTCAACCCCGCAAAGCGACCTGAACAAGGAAATGTCTTTCTTTTTTGCTGTACGGATGGAATCGGGTGGTTCTGTCACTGTAAAAATCACAGAAGACGTTTATGGTCAGGTCGACATTGAAGAAACTGTCGACATTACATCAAATACAAACATCTACCCAGCTTCCTCCAACTTTGGCTCAACCGTACAAAACTTCAAATGGACCGTTGTGCGGGTGCCGTATTTCAAAACCCCGGGAACAAATTTGGCTGCCTCTTACAACATTGAGATTTCTTTCGACCCGACGGAATCTATAGAAGAATTTTATTTTTCGTCCCCTGTTTTGGTTGGTTACTATGACTTCTTTTTCAATAACACCGTTCTGGCGGATTTGGGAAAAAGTTTGCCTCATTGGCTGATCGACAAAGATATTGAAAATTCCGCCAACCTAAATCCCGATATCTTGATGACGCGATATATGGACGTCGCCTCCGGTCATCTTGACCTTGCTTTTGATTACATGAGAAAATTTATTTATCTTGATATTCAGGGCGGTTACACCCCGGCCAACCCCGATACCAAGAGCATATTGGTTGACCCGACCGTGGCCGATTATGTGACCCTTCTGTGGCTGCTGGTGTTTACGTTTACAAAACCGATTTCTAGATTTCAGCTTGTTCCTGATTACATTCCTGACCCTTTCATTCTTGACGAGAGCGCGCTCGATGGAACAGACAGACTTTTGCTTTCAAGTTCCAACGACACATCTCCGCCGGAATTTTCCCGCGAACTGCAAATTCAACTTTTAAGATGGCAGGCCTACACTGGCTACTACGGCGGTTTTGCTGGAACGATCAACGCCGTAAAAGAGGCGGCGAAACAAATGTTGTTTGGTTCACAAACCTTGACAGTCGATTACGACTACGATGTCGAACCGTGGGTCATCAACTTGACTTCGCCGTATAATCAAACTTTCGGGGGGGACTTTACTTTGATTGGGGAGTCGTCACCGCTTGTTATGGAAGCGGTTTCATACGCAAAACCCTTGGGGGTTTTGGTTACGCACCAAATGACCGCATTCCAACCGTAAGACATACGCGAAACGTATTTGGGGTATACTTTTAGTACTGGAGGCTTTCATGGCCGACAACGAAGAAAGCTCACTTGACGGATTGTTTGAACAGCTTGTTCGGGAGATACTCCCGTCCACGGTAATCAGCAACTTTCTGTTGGTGGCCGAAGTTGTAAACGAGGATGGAACAGACCTAAACGTCACCGTGTCATCAAGTTTGACGCCTTGGCTTGCACTGGGAATGCTTCGATCAGCGGAGGAAATGATCACGTCCGGTGAATGCAATTTCAATTCAGCCTAGGAGAAAAACATGAGTGCAAAATTCATTAAAGACACAGCGGAGCGGGCAGTCACTGCATTTTTGACCGCCTATCTTGGTGCTTGGGTTGCCGCAGGCAGCTCTTTCGACGCCCTGGTCGACAACGATAATCTGAAAATCGGAGCTACTGCTGCCGCATTGTCGGTTGCCGCTGCGTTCGGCTTGAAGAAAGTTGGTCCGAATAAGGATTCAGCGTCAGTTCTCTGAAGTCCTTCGCCTCATTGGCAGGCGCCCTAATCTACAATGGGTTGAAGTAGTAGTTAGAGGTGCCTGTCAATGATTGCCGGAACTTACAACATTGTTTGTCAGCAGGGGGCCGTGCTCAACCTGCTCATTCAAGTTGAGCAACCCGATCTTGCCGCGGATCCCACGGGTGGAACCTATGAACCGTTTGACCTAAGAGGCCATACCGCAAGAATGCAGGTGAGAAGGACCCTTGAAAGTTCTACTGTGATTGCGAGCTTGACCACAGAAAATGCTGGTCTGAAAATAAATCCAGATTCGGTTGAGCCTTTCCCGGGAACTGAATACAACAATCTGCAAATTCTTATGACAAGTGCGGCGACATCGGCACTGACAAATGGCGGCGTGTACGACATTGAAATAATCAATGAAGACGGGTATGTTTCGAGACTCCTCGAGGGGGAGTTTAGGTTCGTTTATGAGGTAACCAGATGACAACGAATTACGTGACAGTAGAGCCGAACAAAGTCATTGTTCAGCTTCACAGCCCGTACGGCGCACGGGGTCGTGGTTGGTTCTCGGGATACGGAGACCCCGATAACGACGTCGGAAAGCCCGGCGACTTCTACATCGACCTTGATACCCAAAGGTATTTTGGACCAAAGACAGAAGCTGGTTGGCCGGCGCCATTCTATACGGCCGGAGCGATTGTGACTCGATATGAGCACGTCCAATCAAGCCCTTCTGCCGAATGGATCATTAATCACGGACTCGGGGGAAGACCGTCAATCGTTGTCGTTGACAGCGCCGGCACGGTAGTCATCGGAGAAATCACTTACGTTTCCAACCTCGAAATTCGTGTAAACTTTACATCGGCGTTCGCCGGTTACGCCTATCTAACCTAAGGAAATTGCATGGCCACAAAGTTCGTAACAAACCTTGACCTCAATAGCAATCAAATTCTTAATGGTCGCTTTCAGGTCCTTGACACAGACCCGCTAACGGGGAATTTCAACGGCCGCGTTTATTTCAATTCGACCGAAGGCACACTCAAGTACTACTTCATTCCAACGGGCAGCCCTTCTGGATCGTGGCGCAAACTCGTAAGAGGCATTACTTCCGACACTACAGCTCTGACAGCAACTGAAGCGTCTGGCAATTTCTCGCTCTCCATCGCGAATGCGACAACTTCTGTTTCTGGTCTCATGTCCGATACGGACAAGGCAATTCTCGATGATTCAACAGCGGCGAATGTGGCCGGAAAATAGTCAAAA